CCTTTTCTTCTTCTGACATATTTGCCGCTTTCCCATAAAATGCACGCGATTTACCATTCGTCTCTTTAATTTCTTGTTCCATCATCTCGAATAATTCGCTGAACATACCAGTTGCATTCGGTAGAGGGTCAGGAGCCAAATGATTTGCTTCATCCTTTGTTATAAGACTGAATCCATAGTCTTCCAGCATTTGTGTCAAATAGTTGAAATTTACAAGATATTCGATAATATAGTTATTGATGGAATCTTGATAAACACATATAGGGTAACCGATCGATGTCTCGTCATCGCGATATCCCGTCTCATCGTACATTTTTTTTATTTCGCATATTCTCTGTTCTTTCCCGCGTATGATTTTCTTAAAAATATAACTCTCGTCTTTTTTCTTTTTCGATAGGACATTGAAAACGGTTCTACCATCATAACATGTTCCTATGAAATATCCATTCATCGCAGTACATTCCGCTAAATTACGTAGAAATCCGTGTAGCAATTTCGGGTTCTCGAAGAAATAGTGTAGGGCAAATTGACACGAACTTATTTGAAACCCTTGTTCTGCTTCTGCGTATCTATCATATACGGCTTTTCCTAATACTATTGCGTCTTTGGGGCCTTTACCGAAAATCGCATCTGTTATTCTCTTTTCTTTACTATCTTTATCGCCGGGGAATGCGCTAGTATCGCGGATATTAAGACCGCTATTACCTTGTACGAATAATGCTGCAGGTAATTTTTTATATTTCGTACAGGCTTTCAAATAACGACTGCAAGCTCCGTCTTTTGTATTATGAATATTATCATGGGATAGGTCGATACCAAAGACGAATTTCAGATGGGAATGAATCCATTTCGATAGGTCACCGGCTTTTCCTACCGCATAGTCGATAAGCATATCCGTGCCATTATTATTCGATACCCCCTTAATCAGTTTCTGTTTGACAAATAGATTATGGAAATTACGCATCGCTTCCGTAAACCGTTCTCCGGAAGTTTTATTATAATACGAATCCGCTTCTATTTCTGGAATATTTTCCCCCGTTTTTAACATATCGGAGGTTATTTCATTATGTATAGAACGCCAGTTATTATCTGCTACATGAAATGCATTCCCGTAATTCGGAATGCCGCGTAAAAGCTCGCTCGTTTTATCATATCTGACACGTATTGGTTTCCATCGCCATTTGGGGTCGACTACTTTTTTATCATATCGGAATTCGACAATCATCATATCTTCAAATACATCGCCTTGTTTTCGCGTTTCTATATTGGAAAATGACGTTTCTTGAATCTCACTACCTCCGCCTCTAATATCTCCGAAATTATCTATATTCGTTTTTTCTTCTTCTTCTGATTCGGTTGTCATATAGAGATTATTTCCCCCATCGTGTAACATTATATTACATAGACAAGCATCGGGGTCATATGGATTTGTCGGAATAAATGGTACTGCTTCATACGAGTCTTCCTCATCGTCGAATTCATTGGTCGGGATTTTACCGTGAATCAAATCGTGGAACGGATTCATGAGTCCGTTCTTTTTATTATATCCGCACATGAGAATGAGAGTTTTATATTGGACGATATTCTGGGAACCTTGTAGATTAAGACCCTCTTGGAAAGTATTATGTATTTTATCTTTACCAGTATCGTCCTTCACTACATTTACCAAGAAATCAATCGTATTATGTGATACGGGTTTCCATTTGAACGAATATTTCCATACACTTTTTGATAATTTACCGACCATTCCCGTTTTATCGCCTTTCATATCCACGGGGATAATACCGCCTACGCCCATATTTGTAGGTGTAAAAATAAGACCGTCTGTATTATATTCAAATGCTTTATCTTCTATTTTCGAAAGAATAGTAGAACAGTCTTGGAAAATAGTAGACGCGTAAAACTCTTTACATTGGATACGTAATACACATGAATTATTTTTTATAGGAAGAGTCTCTGAAAATGCGCCGGTCCTTGCGTCAAACCAAACTGTCTTATCATTTTTTTTCACTTCTTTCCAAATCGAATTATTTTCCGGAAGAATAGATTTGACTTTGAGTCTATCTATCACATCTGATAAAATAGGTAGGCGGAAATTTTGTATTAAATCGTCATCTTTCTGTGGAATGAACGCCTTTTCTCTTACGGATTTACCACTTACATAATATATATCGAATGCGGCGAATAGATTTATCGAATTCCCGTATTTATCGAATTTTATATGTTCTCCGTCGATAAGAGTATGAAAGAGTACTTTTTCTTTTGTTTGAGAACCAGTGAATATGACATTCATCGTCATGTCAAATAGATAGATTTTACCCTCTTCGTCTATAAATAGCATACGCCTATCTCCGTCGGCCTTTTCCGTGACCGAATAATTATTACGAATATTGGGCATATCCGAACCCTCTTTCGGTTCAGTAATATTTTCTATTTGAAGAGTATTTGATTGTGGTCCTATAAAATCGGAGCCTTTTACCCTTCGGGATTGATATTTATCTCCATATAATAATCTCATATATGACTGTAATACGACATCGCGTTCTTTAAATGAGATGGGATAACTAGACCCTTGGATACCACTCAATATAATACGGCTACATTTACGAATAATATTCATGATAGAATCTACATTATTATAAAATGTGCCAGTGCCGACTTTACGGTTATTAATCTCTATTTCGATTTCATATCTTTCTATATTATGAAAGACGTTCGATTCTTGTACGGTATATGACTGTACATATTCATTGCGATTGCCCTCTTTACGTTTTGACGATTTTACAATACTGAGGTCTATATAAAACGGATAATCTTCATGATAGAATTGGTAGCGTTTTATATAACGAAATGCTTTTTCAGCATTTTGCCATTTTGTTTCGTCGTTGAAATCGGTTTGTCTTATATTGAGTGTTTTTTCTATTTTATAATCCACGCGGAAATTCATATCTTGGAAATCCACTGGTCGGATTGGTTTTCCATCCGACATTTTGGGCGCGATTTTCTGTGTAAAGAAAATCTTATCCTGCATAATATTCGCCGGGTTCTCGATGAGTTTTAGAATACTATTATGTGCGCAATATTGTTCAATAAGGTCGAGACCGTGAATTTCCGCGCGTATATTCGATTGGATAAGCGAACCGTCATTTGTCACATGGCGTAGGAGAACGCGAAGCATATGTACACCTTTCTCGTTATCTGTGCGAAACCCCGCCGTTTTTATTTGTTTAATGACATTATCGAAATCGATTTTAGATAGGGGCGACCTAGCATTTGTATTTGTCCCGAATCGTATTTCGAATTCTTTTTTACCTCTAGAAGATATCATCGGATTACCATCTTCTAAATAAAAACCGATAAGTTTCGAGAATTCTTTTTTTTTATCTTCTCTATTATCGGGTTTCAATTCTTCTTTATTAGACATATTTCTTATATATAATATTAGTATATTATATTTAATCAATTTTATGGGTAAAACCTATTTCACCAAATATTCCACGATTCCTTGGTAAATATCTTGTTTTTTCATTTTATTTGAAATGGCGGGCATTCCTAGCATATGCCAAATATCGTAGAGTTCTTCTGTCTTATAGTTAGAAATCGCATTAAGTGGTCTCAAATAATGATGATGTTTGAACATGGACCGTAAACATTCCAAATTCGGTTCCATTTCTAATTTATATGTATTTCCTTTTACATAGATAATACAGGGGATTATCTCGCTATTATCGCTGGGTTTACCGAATGTCATATAGGTATTATTTTCAAAACATAGTGTGATTTCTATTCCATAAAAGAATGCTATGGCAATCATTTCTATATGACTGGTTTTCGAATGCATCGTCATGAGCTCGGATTGGATTTCTTGTATCATGATATTAGTAATTTTATAATTCGACGATGTTTTAAATGCCGCTGCATTTTTCTTTATATGACTACCGATTTTGGTTTTTTCTTCTAATGCGCGATTGCCGTATGAATGTCCTATAGAATCATATTCTTCTTGACCGTATATATGGGTGAAAATACACCAGAATAATTTATCGGGGCGGCTGGGTTCGAATAGTGGTTTTTTATGAGTATTTTTGATGGGGGGAGACGAGTGAACTGGAGATGGGTCATATAGAATGTTTTGTGTAGGCGGCGAAGCCGCCGTAATAGAATCTTCTATATGACTATTTGCAATAACTGACGAAGGGGGTGGCGATGGTTCAATTGTATCCACCTTTGGTAAAGAATGAACCTTTGGTAAAGAATCCCGCATTTCTGCAGTAAAGAAAAAAGGTTCTATTTTATCAAATGAAAAATCGGATTCATGATAAAATAATTCGTTTAAATATTTGGAACTCATTCGTAACTAAATATAGATGCATTATTATCTTTATTAGGTTTTGTAATATATTCTATTGGAACATCCTTCCCTTTACCCGCTGCAAATAACGGCACGTCTTCCTCTTGTGTCAAATAGAATGTGTTTTTTAGATTCGTTTTCTGTGATTCAATAGGAATCAATAATTCCTCTTGGTATTTGACATGGTCGACATATTTCTGTATTTCTTCGGTCGTATCGACATTTAAAAAAGATAGATTAATATAGACGCCGCTTTTGTTCTCGTTTATAATAGAGGTCGAGTTTTTATGGATGATTTTCAGAATTTCTATATGATGTGTTTTATCCATTTTCTCGATATCGTTTTTTAATTGTTCTTTATCTGTCATATAGAATGATATATTCTACTTTTTATATGAGTTTTTATTTCTGTTAATTCTCTCTATCTCTATCTTTTTCTCTATCTTGCATGATATGCCCTATTGCGCATATATTGGGGTCATTCAATTCGAATCTTATCCCTATAATTCTCGCCTGAATATTGAGATACTCGTTCTTCTTCAGGTTATCGAAATTCTCTTTCGCTTCTTTATATTTGGAATCTACCATATTATGGTCGCGGGCAATGAAAATGACAATGGGTATATTTTCATCTTCGTCGATAACTTCGGCATGTATTCCGGCTTTGCTAATCATTTTCACACGGCAATTCACAATCATACCTTCTATAGGATGACAAATCATACATTCGAATGTCACATAAAATTCGATTAGGTCGCCATTGACTTTTCCAGAGGAATAGGTGACTATACGGACTGATTTTTTTTTGATATAACCGTCGACAATGCAATGCCCCTCGATTTTATGCGCAACCAACTGTTTCAAATTCGATTCGATATTACTTCCTATATGACCAATCGGCATATGGACTTTGAGAGTTAACATCGAATTCAAATAGATATTATTACGGATTTGCGGTTTTTTCCTCAATGCTTCCATTACTAATATGATAATATGTTATATTATTTATATGATTTTTTCATCAATTTTATAGTATAATATTTTTAGTTTTCGAAAATACCATCAAAAACTGCTCCAGCAGCTTCTAGACCAAGACCTAATCCGAATCCTCCTGCGAGACTTTGTTTGAAAGTAGTCCACATAGAAGTGTTATCTTGCATTTGAATCTGTTGAACCTGTTGAACCTGTTGTGTTTGATTCCCTCCTCTTTTTGCCGTTTTGTTTTTCATAGATTTTTTCATTTGTTTTTTCATTAAACCTTTTAGTTTTTTTTCGGAAATAACCTTTTGGTCAAATAAAACACCTTTTACATATTTTTTGACAATATAGTTTGGTCCATCTATTTTTTCGACGGAATAGGTAACGCCCGTTTTGCTGGGTTCGGGTTTTTTACGAAGAAGTTTGAATTTCTTGAGTGTAATATTTTTACGCGCGGTCATATAGAATAGTTGGATAAATTATTCTATATGACAGAATTCGAAGGGGTACAGGAGGTTTTTATAAAACCTGAATATTATTTATTATTGCTAATTCGGGGGGGAAAAACTCTATAGGTTTTGTATCCCCATATTTATCTAAATGTTCTCGCATAAGTATTTCTAATAGGATACATATTCCCATTTTTTTAATAAACGGATTTTTCGTATATACTACTTTCCCGCATAGTTGATTTATTTTATTTAATAGAGTTGATAAATCCGCATATACGGATTTTATGCCTATTTTATTCCGTTTTGTATTCAGCTGTTTCAATTTGAAAACCATTTCCCCCGACTTAAAAGGGGCAATAAATCCAATCATATTTGATATATTTCGCGGGTCTACACGGAAATCTGGGGGGCTACGTAAATAATCATCTGCCGAACCTTCTTCCCATGCCATTCGTCCATCTTTGTTTTCACTTATATAAATCGTATTTTTAGGTCCATCCGCCATAAATATACCGATACGATTTTCCCCGAATTTTACAATGAATTTTTCCAAATACTGGTATATTTGTTTTTCGTCCTCGGCTAATTCATGTTCTCCCCCATCGAACAATTCTTTTAATAGAATAATTTTATCTGATATATTCATTGTATCCAAATAGTGCTGTATAGCATATTTATTCAAATCTCTTGGTAAAATATTATGATTCACTTGTAATAAATCCGTAATATAATTCGCGTTTTTATACCAATCGTCATCTCCGCTTTTTAAAGTGATTTTCGTCTTATACATATTTTCCATATTATCTCTCATATCCGTTATAATCCGTTCATAGGATTTTTCTATTTGAACATGTACGGATTTTTCTTTTATACCATCTTTTTGGCGATTTTTCTTATTTATATCCATGATTAAATGTTCTCGTTTAAAATCCAGCGGCGTGCTACGTTCAAATATAGAAATATTCTCATCTGCGATTTCATTCGGTTGGAATGCATAATATTCCCCCTTATTAATAAGACATCCTATACGACCATAGGGGTCGACGATATCGTCTAACTGCGTAATCACATAGTAAATATGTTCTATAGGATATTTTTTCCTTATATTGATGGCGGCGACCAATTGGTCGCGTTTATATACCGTTTGTTCTCGAAAAAGTGCGCGAATTCTCTCTTCGATATTCTGTATATTATTCTGCATGAATGTCGTATTATATGTATCTGTTATTGGCGGTTTTTCGGGTTCAATCGGCGTGGCGCATTGAAATACGCAATTATCCATATAATCGCACATCTCTGTAAATGGTTTATCGCCAATCTGGTATATGACCCTTTTCCCCGAAGCGAGGGATAATTCGATATTTTGGTTCTCGGCTATTTTTGCCAAATTCTCTTCTGTGAAATTCGTCTGTGAATAATTCAAATGGCAATCCACCGCGATTTCTTTGAGAACCCGTGTGACCTTTCCTATTTGAACCGTTTTTTTCTCGGCGATACGATACATATAAAGGTCTGCTGCTTCCGTGTCCGTGTCATGTAGTTCGGTTGCATGCATATAGATTTCTACATTGCGTTCCATAAAGGGTAGGGCGCAATGACTGAGGTTACGTACACCGCGTCCTATAATCTGTTCTATTCGATTCATATGATACCACGGGTCCATAATATGTATTTGCCGAATGCATTTGAAATCGAGACCCTCCGATGCCGCCTTTGATATAATAATGACTTTCACATAAGAACCATCCGAATTATTCCTATTTGATACGAATTTAATATCCGCGGCATTATTTGGCGAATAATTCTGGTCGCCAGTTACGAGAACATATTTCGCAGGTCGGAATTCATCCTCCGGTACTTGCGACCTAGGTTTTAAAGTTCTCGAATCAACCAATTCTGTAGGACGCGTTTTAAATAGATTACGGGTATGTCCAGCAGAACCATATCTGGAAAACCCCATTTCTTCTAGGGCGAGTGCCATTGGAATACACCCCCCTTCTATAAATTGTGAATATACGAGAACAATACCCTTTGCTTCGCGAATACAGTCGCATATTGTGGCTATTTTATTACTATATTTACCGATTTCTGTAGGACTAAAAATCCGCCCATATTTTGATAATGCACGCGGTCTATATTCATAATTATATTTCAATGGATACGGGTGTACATTTGTCTTATATTCGATAATATTTTGCAGACCCTTTTTCCCATAAATTCGAGAACTTTCGTCTTCTCCGATAACTTCCTCCCCCCCTTCTACTGCTCTATCTATTTCCTCACTAGGATAAATCATATTTAATGATTCTATAGGACCAAATAGAAAAGAATAGCCGAATGAATCCATGTTCTCGAAACTAGGCATCTGTTTTATAGAACCCGTTGCACCAATAGTATTATATGACCGATTCATCAAATAGCGTAGGATTGCATTATACCCATGGGATTGATAATCCCCGATTTTTGTCATATAGACTGGAATATGTTGCATAGGTTCTCCTATTTCCTTCTCATTCATTTGTCTTGTAGGATAATTTTTGAGAACATTTTCCGGAGAAAATGTCACGGGATATATTCTATATGGAAATACATAGGGGTTCTCACCGCGAACATACGAGACATATCCATTGAGTTTACGGATAAGTAACGAACGCCCATCTTCTCCGGAACTACCGTTTTCAATAAATTCGCCGTCTTTATTGAAAATATTGGCCACTTCGATCGGTGCGCGTCCATCATTCAGATTGAGTAAATTCGTCAGCCATATGATTTCTTTATAACTATTATACATAGGAGTTGCAGATAGGAGAAGAAGCCGCATATTTTTACTATATTTGGCGATTTCACTCATTAATACGGAAATGCGTTTATTTATAGTCGTGTTTTCTTCTGTGATTCTCAAATTATGTACCTCGTCGATAATAATAAGCCGATTATTAAAATGTGTGCGAATATTTTGTATGCGCCTTTGTTTTTGTTCGGCTTCGGAAAATCCCGTGCTTATATTGGAAATTTGGTTCTCGATAAAATTCGCGAATTCGCCATATCCCATAAATTGATAATTCGACCTTATTATATGATAGATATTTCTTTCGATATCTTCTTTTGATAGGCCGCGTAATTGTGTGGGGTCTATTTCGCGTAATAATGAATTGCCTATACAAGAATTGAATTGATATTCGCCATTTATTTCGACTAATTTATCTGGGTCAAATAGTTGTGCGCGGAAATTGGTTTGTACATTAGGTGAAGCGATGACAAATATGCGTTTTGAAATACCGAGTTGTTTCAAATAAGCGCGCATTTCTTCGGCAATACCAATCGAACTACATGTTTTTCCCGAACCTAGACCGTGATATAATAATAGGCCATTATAGGGGGTTTGATAGGACATGAAATTTTTGACGAACATTTGGTGGGGCAAGAGTTCGAATTTGGCGGAACATAATTCGTCGGCGTATTTTTGTATGGGATGTATTTCGCCTTCGTATTTTGTTTCCGAGAATTCTTTTCGGTTTGCTATTTTACTGGCGAAATTGGCATCGTCTATGGTAGGATATAATTCGATATCATCGAGAACTTGTTTGGATGCCTGATATTCTGCGAATTCTTTTTGCAAAGGCGTGGCCGCTGGGTCATATAGAATATTTTCTATTTGATTTTCCTCTATGGGTTTTACTGCTGGGTTTTCTGTGCTTGGTTCTGTGGGAGTGGTTTCCGGGGTTGGTTCTGCTGGAGTGGTTTCCGGGGTTGGTTCTGCTGGAGTGGTTTCTGGACTTGGTGATGGTATGCTTTCAGGGATTGATTCGGGGCTTGGTTCCACCGAGGATTCGGGGCTTGGTTCCACCGAGGATTCGGGGCTTGGTTCGTTGGGAGTGGACAAAGGGCTCGGTGGAACCGAGGATTCTTCAGACTTTGATGTATTTTTTTCTTTGGGTGTTTCATAATCTTTTATAGGATAAGGCGGCAATACTAGAAGAGATAACCCCTTTTTTTTTAGTCGTTGATTTTTACGTAATATATGTTTATATTCCTTCATTTCTTTCGTCATTTCCAAACACCTTTTCGTTTTATTATCCCATCTTTGCCCCTTTTTGCATTTCGTTTTATTATTTTTACCTATTAGGACAACAGGGCGAACAGGAGGCACTATTACTGGCGTAGATACCTTAATCGTCTTATTTTTAGCTATACATTCTCCAGTATTCGGGTCTCGTTGTTGTCCATTTTTACATCTTTTTTTCTTTGTATTATTATTTATAATTTCCATTATATAATCTATATATAATGGTAAAATATCTTTTATATGACACTATATTCTAAAAGTGTATGATGAATATTATCAATTATACGTTTCTTTTCTAAATTATAATATCGAATACAATCCATACATTCTTCGTAACTTTTCCATTCTATTTTACTCACTTCGAAATTATCATATTCATGATTAATTCCGACTTCCTCCTCCATATACATTAAATAATATTTATGCTTATATGACTTATAATTCGACCCCATAAATATTTCTTCGAATGGTAATATATTATCAATTAGTTTCAAATATTTCTTATCATAACCAGTCTCCTCGTAAAATTCGCGTAATGCACAATCATAATCCTTCTCATTTGTATTCCGTTTTCCCTTTGGAAACCCCCATTCGGGTTCTTCCCATTGAATCGTATTAGCCGATTCACTTTCCATCAATAGACTATCCAGAGTATAAATATCATCAACCGATTCATTTTGCAATACAATGCCACTCTTGAGTGCATTGTATTTTTCATAAGATATAGATTCCTCGTTCTTATATTGAATATTTTCCCTTTTATATGACATATCCGATATACACCATATATTATCCCATAAGACTTGGAACGATTCGGTTCTCAACCGTTTCTTTTCGTCGACCGTCATCTCGTTTAGCAAATTTAAAATATATTTTTTATTATAAATCGAATATTTACCTCGCACAAATTCGATAAATCCTAAAGTATCTTTCCTTTTTATCATCAAATATTGGATTTGGTCATTATGTTTTCGAAAAACGATAATACCAATACTTGTAATCGGCATTTTACATTGATAAAACATATGCCCGTATTTACCACAATTATTACATGACCCATTTACTTTATTCCCATAAATAATAGGCCTCTCTTTATAATTATCGTCTTTTATCATTCAATTAAGTCTATATCATAAATAATTTTATATCATTTTTAATTATATTCAATGCATTACGACCCAAATACTTGGGGTCCACATTATTGGTTTTTCCTCATGACAATCGCCATGACATACCCCAAACACCCGAATGACGCGATAAAGCGGAAATATTACGACCTCATACAAAATATGCCGATTTTCATCCCCTCTACGGAAATCGGGAATAAATTTAGTGAGTATTTAGATAAATATCCAGTAACACCCTATTTGACAAACCGCGATTCCTTCATCCACTGGGTATATTTTATACATAATCGAATCAACTATATGACAGGTAAAGAGGAGATATCATACGACGCCGCAATAGAAAAATATCTAGCAGAATATAGACCAAAACAAATTTCACTATCGGAAAAATTCAAAATTCAGAAGAAATATATCCTTCTCGCATTTTTAATGATATGCTTTTTTTTCATTTTATATTATACCGATAAATAGCAGAATAGATGATTTTTATATGACACTATTATAGAAAATGCGTATAGAAATCATACTTTTCATTATTACCGCATTTATCATCGCACATATTTATACAGATGGTAAATATACCAAACTATTATTCAAATGGAAGAAATATTATCAAATGGCCGCGGTCGTAGTTGGCTCGTTTTTCTTATATTGGTTAATTAAACATAATCCACTCAAAGCGAATCAAATGATAATGGCATCGAATGAATATATCAAATATTTACCTATTGATAAAAACACGTCTAATATTATATCCCCTATATTAGATTTCACATCAAAACAGAATTTTGGCGCCGAATCGAATACTACACAATATCCTATATTGCCATTGAATACCCTTTCTACTCCTATATCGCCATATGAAAAGAAAATGATGACATCGGGAACAAAAGCGACAAAACGGTCTGTAAGTGAAACGAAGAAAAAATTCGTCGCATCGAGGCAAAACTGGCATTGTGGGAATTGTCAAAAACAGTTGACTGCTTGGTTCGAAGTCGACCATAAAATCCGATTGGAATATGGCGGAAGTAATCATATAGATAATTTAGTTGCATTATGTCGCGAATGCCATGGCGAAAAAACGACGATGGAGAACTTATAACACATAGATATCGGTGACGATTTGAAGTAAATATATCCATAACATATAATGAATATTACATTAACAGAACTTTTATCTGAAATAAATGAAAATAAATTGAAAATCATTGGCATTGTTTTATTTTTAGGTATAAGTATTTATTCTATCTATTTAGCTTCAACCGACCCAAAAGCATTACTATCGAGAACATATATTTATGGGATAGGCGCCGTTATACCGCTTTTATTGGGATTTTTCCTTTTAATTGGTGGAAAAATAACGAAAGAAACTTTATATCCAATCATTGGAATTTTGAGTTTTATAGTAATCATTTATGTATATTTAACTACTGATATTAGCAAAAGTACAATCGTTTCCTATTTGATTAATATTTGCGTATTTTTGATTATATTGATTGGACTTATGCTTGTTCAGAATTTGCTTTCGAATAATTTAAAACGTAGCCAAGGTTGGGGAGGATTCATTCAAAATTTTATGTTTTATATTCCATGTTTAGCAAACGATTTTATAGGATACGTTTTGAGTGATTACTATTCGACACCGCAGATTTTCTTTACCTTATTTATTATTGAGATTATACTTGTATTAATATTTATTTATGCTATGCCTGCTATAAAATCATATATAAAGGGTGACGGTGTTCAAATACAGGGCGACCCAGTATTTTTGAATGAATTTACTGGTTTGGATTCCGGTAAAGTAAAAGCGATGACGACGAATACTATGACTGTTGAGATAGACAAGGATGGCAATAAAATATTTAATCCATATGGAGATAATAGTTTAACGAATATTCGTGCGAATTTTTCTATTTCTTTATGGGTCTTTATCAATCCTCCTAATACATCGCGTATACCGATTGATTCGGAATCGAATATTTTCTATTATGGGTCAAATAGTTATATAGATAATAGTATTAATAGTTTGCCGTCTTCCACCTCTTTCCACCCACAACTCACGTATGCGATTGATTCGAATTTGAATGGTTATTATAAAATTTATATAGATTCACATAATACAGATAATTTAAATAATACTGCTATGATTACCATTGATACAGATACCATGCCGTATCAGAAATGGAATAATATTGTTTTTACATATAATAAAAATATAGTGGATATTTTCATTAATGGACATTTAGTAAGAAGTAAACCATTATCTATAAATCCATCGTTTTCGAATTATGATATAATGGGTATAGGCACAGATGCATCCTCATTTTATAAAACGACTTATAAGAATAATGATCCTGAAATAAATGGAGCCACACCGCAGCCAACAACAAAGGGGGTATTAGATACGATAAATAGGAATGGTCTATATGGGTCTGTATGTAATGTCATGTATTATCCGACGCCTTTAAATCGTGGACAAATCGCTACGAATTATAACTATTTGGTTGTAAAAAATATACCTATTTTCTAGACACTTGAATAGTAAAACATGTATCAAATAATTTTTATATGACTAATTTATAATATGGATTATAAATTTATTATTTTAGCAATTGTGGGTATTATTATTGCATATCTAATATATTCTTATGCATTTTCACTTCCTGGCACATCTTTAACGAATTCGACTAATTATTTAATGAATAGTTCTACCAATATTACTTTTAATACATTAGGTTCGACTATATATACTTCGCCAACCTTATCATTTTATGCATGGGTGTATGTGAATTCACCTAGCACTAGTTTGCCAACACCACCGACAGGTGCAACATCAATAGTAAACCGTATTTTTACATTAAATGGATTAAAGGGTGATAAAAATTCTTTAAGTTCAGATGCGGATGCTAGGTTTTATTCATGGGCATTAGATAATACTGGACAAAATTTATATGTGATTTATAACAATGGAACAGTTACAACACCAACTCCAACAACTTCTTCACTTAGTATTACTGCATCTACTGTTATACTAGCATTAAGCAATCTTCCTATTCAAAGTTGGGCTTTTATCGCAATTGTATTAGATAATTCTACTGCATCTTCACCTATCATGGATGTATATTTGAATGGTAAGTTAGCAAGCTCTATTATATTGCCTGTTACTATTGGTGATGTTTCTGCTATATATAAACCACCTGTTCCACCTGTTGGAGTAAAAAGTACTTCGATTACATCTACTGCTACAGCAGGATTTATTAAAGCATCTCCAAATGCCAGTGCTATTACTTTTGGGTCTGGTCAAGACGTATTTATCGCGAATTTAACCGCATTTGGCACACCATTAACACCTAATGTTGTACAAAAAGCATATTTATCTTTTGCTGGAAAACAGAATTCAGTCGCGGATGCCACTAAACATTATGGCATATCTTTCACACGTGGTAGTGGTCATAGTATGATATCAAATGATTTTAGACTATTTTAGTGAATGAAAACCCATTTTACCCCTCATCCTTTGGAACAAGCGGTTTATAATGAATATACCGTGATGTTTACAAAATAAAAAGAATAACTTTTTATGTTGTAATGTATATATGAATCCAATCATTTATGTTATTTTAGCAATATTATTAGTAGTCATTTTATATTATGTTTATATTTATTTAACTACTACACCTATATTAGTAAAAACAGTCGATTTAAGTGTTTCTGAACCACAACCTGTACAATCGTCCAATCCAAATTTTTTAACAAATAAAGCAAGCAATATACAAAATATTAGATATACTTACAGTGTATGGATTTATATAGATGCTTTACCGAGATTAGGTGATAATACATTGTTTTATTTTGGCAATAAAGAAAAGGGTATTAAAAATTTTAGATTATATTTAGATGATGGCGATGCTTCAATATTAAAAGTAGATATTCAATGTAGAAATATCAAAACCATTATTATTAATCCTAGTTTCCCGCTACAACGATGGACGAATGTGATTGTAAGCATTGACTCTAATTTTGTAGATATCTATCAAGACGGTAAACTAACAACATCTAGTTCTATTAATAAACCAAATGATCAAATAATTAGACCTGATGTAAATAGTGGTGTGTTTTTTGGTAATGGTTCTACTGACCAAATAATAACTTTAGGTAATTTAATGAGATGGCCTCATCCTATTGACCCTGCAACAGCATATAGTGTATTTTTACAGGGCAATGGACAGCCTTCTGGTAAAGGTGGTGTTAAATTTCATTTATGGTCTAAAACTGGTGATGCTGGTCTAAAAAATAATATATTTTAACGAGACATAAATAAAAGTATAAAAAGTATATAATATATATAATATGAGTGACGCCAATAAAACATTTTTAGAAAAAGCATCTGAAGGCATTAGCAATGTAACGGAATCCGCAACAAATGCATATAACGGTGCGAAAGAATCTGTCGGAGATACATTGAACGATTATTCGTCGAAAAATGTCATTAATGCAAGCAGTGGATTTTTGAACGCGAATGGAATGATTGCGAAATTTTTATTTTTAATATTGGTTTTATTTGGTTTCGTATTTTTATTTTATTTAGGAATGCAAATCATCGGATTTTTTACAAGTATAGGTAGTAGCGTATATGTCATTAGTGGTATGATACCTGATATGAAAGCATATAATGTAGTGATAGGCACAGATTATACCCAGCCAAAATCATTAACAAATATTCCTATTATGAGGTCAAATAATCAACAGACAGGATTGGAATTTACATGGTGTTGTTGGTTAAATTTAAAACCTGTTATGCCAAATACTGAGGCTGATCTATTCCAAACTGTTTTTGTTAAAGGTTCTGGATTTAATTCAGATGCAAGTCGCAATATAGGTGCAAATGGCGTTTCAACTACAAATTGTCCTGGTGTATATGTGTATAATAATAAAAAATATGTTCCTGGTACTACTCCTTATCCTGGTTATAATAACGTCGACTTATCAAATGTTACTACTAATTTAATTGCTATCATGATTGATACAGTTACAACATCGGTAAGTGGCAATCCAGATGCTAATCTTAATTCTGTCCCACAAATCATTGATATTTCAAACATACCCATTAATAAATGGTTTCATTTAGTCGTACGTTGCCAAAATAAAAACATTGATATTTATGTCAACGGTACTATTTATCAAAGAAAAGTATTAGCTCAACCACCTAGACAAAATTCAGATAGTATTCATGTATGTGATAATAAACCTACAGGTGGTTCTATATCAGACCTACGTTATTTTAGTTATGCGCTTTCTGTTGTGGATATAAATGGTATTGTAAATGCAGGACCAAATACGAATTTATATACTGGATATGCGAACTCGAGTGCAAATGGTGGAGGTAAATTTACTTCCGCATCTTATTTATCAAATGGTTGGTATAATAAGTATTAAACCCTTGAAGAAACCCTTGGATAATATATATTATTTGATTGAATAATATATAATGACAACACCAACACCAAATATATGTGATGTATTAAAACAAAATTTACGATTATTTCAAATACAGAATCCTCCTATAAGATACACACCTGTAAATCCTTATACGAACAAAGTGAATCCAAAAACAGGTAAGCCATATACGCCATTCGATTTTAATATGCGTCGTAAAGTCGAAATTTTGAAATATTCTTCGAATACACAGACTTCACAAACAAACAGTCTAACAAAATCGCAAAAATGGAGTCAAATAGTAAGCGGAAATTATCAAACCGAATCATATACGATTGTCAAACAAAACAATAAGACATATATAAATGGTCAATTGGTGGATAATACAAAACCCAGTATCCAATTAAAGGGTTGTGTAAAACCAAACATACCTACTATTTCTACTGCTTGTGATGTTCCTGGACCGCCAATCCTTTTATATGAAGACGAATCAGTACCCCTTTATAACTATATTCCAAATAGGGGGTCATATGCACAGCAAAATGAAATAACCTCACCGAATTGGTATATAGAGTCATATAATGATGTTGCTTCATTCATTACTATCCCAACGATAGAGAATTCATTTACAAAAAATGATACAAATCCATCTACCATAGCCACGCTTTATATTGTAAGTCCGAAATATTCTGCAAGCACATTTAATATGACTATTCCTATTGCATTTTATTATGCAATAGATGTTTCTTCTAATATAACATATTCTACGAAAACAAATATTACATTGGATATAAATAATATAAATTTTTCTGCATATGTGAATGGAAATATTGTGCCATTTTTAGGGACGCCTATTTATCAAGAGAATCTTATATTTGATGTTAGTTTGAATATTAATCCAATTAAAAATACATATTATATAGGACAATACGTAGGTTCTCTTAATATATCAAATATTGCATTACCAACAACGAGTGGTAACGTATATGATTTTCAAATATCTTATATATTAGATATTAACAATATAGACACGTCATATAATAATATAATTTCAAACACGGTTACTGGAATAATATCGAATGTTACACAAAACGCGAATTCGGATCCTACAAAAATCGGTTCTTCTATACGTGCTGATATACCAAATATACCGTCTTCTACAAATTATGCCGTAATACAAAATCCTACAAATGGATTTACGTTCTCTGAAAACTAATCTACTATCTATACCAGTGAAGATTTCACTTCTGGGACGCCCCGAAGGGGCGTATTTCAATTCATT